CATCCATATCAATAACACCTATCTGAATACCAAGTCCCGAGCATTGAAAGAAACACCAGAAAAATTTTCCTAATTTTGCTGCGGCAAATCCTGCAGCTGTAACTACAGCATCAGGAACTCTAGTAATAATAATACTTTGATAAGCTCCAGTTTGCCAAGCCGGATAATCAGCCTGAACAAAACCATTCATTATTGCATTTGCAGAATTATAAATCTGATTAGCATCACAAGAAATCATAGTATCTCCTAAATTATAGGTTACCGCTGCTCCAGATGGATCACAAACAAAACCATCTACAGTCGGACCTATCATAATAGTAGCTTTTTCAGCTGAATTAGTATGATGAGTAAATGCAGAATTAATAGGAGTACCTCCCCCTGAAGTATCCATTAGAATACTATTACCTTTCTGTCCTGTTACTGATTTATAATATTGTAAATTTGATGCCATTAAATTTCTTGTTTTCTAAAACATTTTAATTCTACCCAATGTCCATTTTCATGGAATCCTGTATTTGTAGGATTAGGACAAGCTATACTTATAAAGTATTTACCTCTTCTATTTTGATTAGCTCCTGGGCCTCCTCCCATGAATTTAACTATATCATAACCTTGATATGTAATAGTACTATCCCAAATAAGACTTCCTCTAGCTTCCCAAGCTTCTTTAGCATTACCACATACACTCCATGCCGTTGGGTTAATTCCTCCCCATAATCCCAGAAGACATGGTACTTGAAATCCTGTACAACCATCAGTACATACTCCTATTGGAGGAACTAAAGAAGTGGTTCCTTGCCATCTTAAATATAAATACTCTCCAGGGAGAGCGTTTTGTCTTGGAATAAATTTAACTACTGTTCCATAAGGTATTGTAAGTGTAGGTGTCCAATATAAACTTCCATCATTTACCCATTCTGTATAACAATTACAAGGAGGTACATTATAACATTCAATAATTTCAATATAAGCTCCTAATAATTTTAAATTACATAATTCATCTTTACATTCTTTTCCAAATCGTTGTTTATCAACTAATTCTGCTGCTTTTTCTGCAAAACAACATTTAAGCTTATTAAGTCTATAATTTAAATCCTCTGGTGTTATTTGATCTAATGCCATTATAATTTAATAATATATGCTAATGTAAAATATAAAGGAATTATTGAAAACGGAGCTCCTTGAGGAGCAGTTAATGCTGGAGTTCCATCTCCAGAAACTCCTGACATAGTATTTGAAACTGTATGACTATGAGTATAACTATTTGTATTACAATTTCCTTGTGTAGGATTAGCCCATTGGCCACTACCTCTTCCGTATTCTGCATCTCTATAACTTCCTACAGATGTACCTGATGTTCTTAAAAATAGTATATGACAATGAGTATCATTAGTTACTGTAGAAGCAACATTATATGATCCTAATCCATGAGTATGAGCTGGTATATTATTTGGTTGTAAAGTTACAGTAAATGTTCCTCCAGAAGCTAATGGAGCTCCAAAATTAGGATCACCTGCTAAATATGAGGCAATAAAACGTCCTCTTAAATCAGGTTGACCATTTGTTCCATCTGCTAATTGCCAACCAACAGGAATACTACTTATCGGACCTGACCACATAACTATAATACCTGGAGGAATAAGTGTTGATCCACTACTTGTTAGAGTTGTTAAAATATTACCAGCATTAATAACTTGATTACATGGAGTCGGAGTAGGACCTGTAGTTACTATTATATCTCCATCTGTATTACCATCAGTACCATCAGAGATATAAACATCTATTAAAGAACAACCATCAACACCATCTATACCGTTAGAACCATTAGTACCATTTATTCCAGGAAGACCTTGTGCACCAGGAGGACCTACAGGCCCTGTATCCCCTACAGGAATATCACAACTATTTGCTTGAGCACAAGTTGTGCAGTCACACGCACACATTTGGGGGTTTACACACCCATTGTTACAATTATCACATGCCATTATTTACTCTTTTTTATTAGGTACATGATGCACATATACCTTTATAATTACATAACTTATTTACTTGTGCTGCCATTTTATTTGCTTTGGTAACACTTCCACATGAATAAGCATATAACATAGCTTTATAAAGAGTGTAAGCTTCTAGAGCATTAGCCTTATCTTCGCCACATGGACAATCATCACACATATCGAGATTCGCTAACATTTTATGTACACAACATTTGATAACACTAGACATTAATCCATAATGTCTTACAGAAATTAAAAATCCTCCAGAAGTCCCATCATTTACTAATACTCTATATTCAAATTCATAAACTCCTTGCATTACAACATTCCCTAAAGTTCCTCCAAGAAGGCCCATATGAATATTGAAATTACCATTTGTTTCATTTGGTAAATCAGGAGTTATAGTAGCGAAATTTAATACATGGGTTGTTCCATCTGGCAGTTTAATTATGATTTCTGCATCTAAAACAAGTGTTAAATCAAAATTAGGTAATCCCCATCCACCAGGATGAAGAGTACTATATTGTCCCGTTATATCCGTAAATATTATGCTTTTATTATCACACGCTTCGTGTACTTTAAACTTTACATCTGTTAATCCAGCCATTTATATACTTTTTTAAGTACATAGATACAGAAGGGATTTCTCCCTCCTGTATTATGTAAAATTAAACTGCCGGTTATACTATATAACAGACACTGATTTTGGTAACTCCTACATCATGTGTACCTGTAGTTAACAACGCGATAGCGCCAGATAAACTTGCAGTTAAACCATCTGCTTGAAGTGCTACGGTAGCTTCACCTATTGCGTCATACTTAGTCAAAGCTATTGCTGCCATTGCGTTTGTACCACCTATTTGTACTCTAATATTAGTACCGGTAGTTGGAACTACTGCTCCACCTACTGTAGCGATAGATACAATCTGCGCTCCTGGCGGTACCATTACATCACTTACGTATGTACCACCTGCTGTTGCGCTCCATGTAAAATCTACTGATGCACAGTGGAACTCTCTATTTCGGCCTGCTGCGGCCATTGTTGGATTTGCCATTATTTTATTATTTTAAAGTTAGATATTTATTTTATTATAGATTAACTGCTAAGAAACTTCCACCAAGAGAATTCATCCAAGGATTGATCTCATTTTCAAAAGCTGCTTGCTGTCCTGCACCACCTGTATGCATTGCTACGATAGTCATTTCTGGGCTTAAGCCATCTTTATTCAAGTTAGCTGTAGCGTGACGATCAGAGTGCATAATTGTATACATATCATAAGTACCAGTTGATACTGCGTATACTGGATAAGATGGTACTGGGAATTGCATTAGATTTGTTATACCGTTATATCCTAATGCAGCTCTTTCCATATCAGATACATGAGCATAAGTACCTGTACCATATCCTGGGAATGTTGAATTTGTTGCTAATGTAGTTGTACCACCATCATTAAATCCACCGTCCATAGCTACTTTCCAAGTTACTTGTTCATAACCATCGATTACAGCATAAGTTTGAGCTATTCCTGTAAGTTGTATACCATTATTTAAACCAGCTACTACAACTGCTGCAGTAACTAATGAAGCTGCTACTGGGTCAGCATTTATTAATGCAACCAAAGCGGTAGCAATTTCTGCTTGTGTAGCTGTTGAATCAGAAGTATATTCAAATCTTCTAACTAATTGTCTTTCAGAACCTATAACTTTATCATAATAAAATATTAAAGATAATGTATATGATGTTGAGTTTACTACATTGATAGAACCTGCTGCAAGTACTGTATCATATCCTACAAAAGATACTTGTTGTACTGCTGCTGCGTATTGCTGTCCTTCCCATTTAGTTACTTGTAATCCCTGTATTTTTGCAGAGAATTTTGGTGCTGCTGCTGTTCCTTGAACAACATAGCAATAATCGCTATCTGATATTGTATCACCTCCAGCCATTATAGTCATATCGTCTTTTACGACTGCCACCTCACCGTTTGCTAAAGTAGCTACTGTTAAAGCAGCTGTTCTAGCGATATTTGTTCCGATGAGAATTTTATAATTTTCTTGTCTTGCCATTGTTTTTTGTTTTTAAAATTATTACTAAATTAATTTAATCTTGTGTCATTTCTGCGATCATATGAGATTGGAACCTTGGACTAGCTATATTTTCTAATGCCAGTGTTACTGCTCCTGCACAAATCTCTTGATGAGTATGAAGTGCAAGTTCACATGTAAGTCCTGGCAAATTAACTATATCTAATCTTCTAGGTTCTCTCACATACCTTAGAAAATAACGATTTATTGTAAAACTTCCATCAGTTAATAACTCAGCCCATGGCCCATGCATTAATCTTAAAACTACATCTTTTGTAGGTTTATTAAATGGATCGGTTATAAGCTTATTATAATCCTCATGGGATGTAGCATAGACACCAGTTCTCTCATCCACCCAACTGCCATTGCAGTCTTCATAACGAATTTCACATTCTTCGTTAATGGCGAACCAATATATGTCCGGACCTCCTATTACACCAGCTGGTAAATCAAATAAAATACCGCCAGGTTTAACTGGAGTTTGTATCACGGATGGGACTAAAGTTGTCTCTGTTATAATCGTTCTCAGATCATCAGTTCTCTTTTGAGTTTCCTCAAGAGATTCTTGTTTAGGATCATGAGAATATCTTTGTTTTACAAAACGATCTTGTGACTTATTTAGCCATAGATCGATTTCTTCAGGTTCAAAGTTAGGGTAGTTAAGACTATCTGTCTTATCTAACCCTACCTTGAATTCTATGTGCATTTCTGCTAATGTCATTTTTTACTTGCTTTTAATTTTGACTTTAGCGATAATACTATATCCTGATTCTTTGGATCTTTTAGATATACTAATGCTGATTCTAAATCATGTCCGATAGGACTATCTCCAAAAAGATAGTGACCACCTCTGATTCTAATCGTATTAATATCTATAAGATCATTGATAAATACTCTAAGTTTGAAATCCGGAAGCTCTAAAGTAGTATTAAATTCACCTGGATCTGTATCAACAACATCCGCAAGAGTATTTTCGATTAAAGTATCAGAAGCATTCGCTCCTTTTTTACCCATTAATCTTAATAAATTACGCATCTCTGATGCAGTCATTGCATTAAACTTCTTATAAGCTTCTCTTTTTTCTTTAATTTTTAAGTTGTCCTTTTTAGCATCTTCTTCAGCATCATATAATACATATTCTGCTTTAGGCCAATCTCTCAAATTATTTACGGAATTAGCTACACGGTTACTTGCCATTAAGATTTTATAATCTATGAAATCTCTTGCCATTTCTAA